CCCTTTCTATTGTTGAAGAGTCTACTACATTTTCTTCGCAGCAGCATACCTTGACTCCTTCAGCCAATGCGTCTCGAATTTCATTACCAAGACTTACTCCAGCAATAGCTATTTGAGCCGCCACTTGGTTGGCGTGGGCGGTTCCTGAGGTTGTAATAGCAGTGGACATTTGAGTAGAGCCAGTTGCGTGCGCTGATGCTATTTTCTTTGCAGGACTTGTTCCTGCTAATCCTAGTGCCCTGAAAATTTCATCAACAAGTACTTCTGAAGCTTTTCTTTGTATTACTTTTAAGAAATTTTTAGCAATATCTTTTAACTTTTCATCGAGATCCATGGTTTTATCTGACAAAGAGTCAAACATTGCATCTACTGCATCTACCATTGAGCTCTTAAATGATTTTGCTGCTGTACGCAACATATCGGTTATTGGGTTTAGCCTATCAACTGTTCTTTGAGCGCTTCTTTCCATACGCTTCAAATCGTTTTGTGCGGCAGCAGCAGTTTCGTCATTGATTGTAATAGCTGCTGCTTCGGCTCGGGCGTAACTTTGTGCGAGAGCCCCATTTTCTCCGTACATGTCTATTAGGCCATCGACGTCACCGGCTAAAGTGCCCGTGTCATCTCCGTATACTCCGCCTTTTATTTGCTTCTGTAAAAGTTTTAACTCTAAAAGAGTTTGCTTTCTCTTGTTATCTAAGAGATCATACTCCATAGTTATTTGACTTTGTTTTAGTTTTCTTTCGTCTTCTATCTGTACAGTTCTAGCTGCTACTTCTTGTTGAACTAACTTTAATTTTTCTTCTGCAAGGAATCGATCCTTTTCAAAGAAAGGATTTCTAAGAGCATTTTCTTCTGCAATATCTTCAACTTGAGCATTTGCTTGTTGAACTTTTAAATCTAAAAGTTGTTTTCTTTGAGAGGCTTCTTTTGATAAAGCACTATTCAACTCATTTTGAAGATTTAAAACTCTTCCATCTAATTTAACACTTCTAATTTGTTCTTCTATATCTAATATTTGAGTTTTAAAGCCCAGGTCTTTTTGTGCTACTGCGAGCTTTGCATTTTCTACAGTTAACTCATTTTGTAAAGCAAGTATGCGTGCATCCGCCGCAGCCGCATCAGTACTACCTTCTGCCATCCCCTGTCGAAGACCTTGTTCTGTTGTTATTTTTCTTTGTATTTGTGCAACTGTATTTTCTTGCTGTGCAATGGCTGTCAAAAGCGTTGATCTTTTTGAATCAAAACTATTTCTCATTGCCGCATTTTTTACTTGTTCTGCTGCTAAATCTTTTTCAGCCTTTAAAAGTTTATTTGTTTCTGTTACGGCTGTTGCTACAAAATCAATGAATGCTTGTCTATTCATTTTTGTTACAGCAAAAGTATTATCAAATTGAACATTTAGTACAGCTATGGCATCCGATGCACCTTTAAAGCCCTCTGCAGTTATAGCACCTTCGGCATCTTCTAAACTTTTTGTAACGGCTTTTAGAGCAGAATCCATAGCAAAAATATCTCCATCCCTTATGGTATCTGCTAAGGCTTCATTTGCGGAGGTAAAATTCTTTATACCATCATCTGCTTTTCTAGTCTTTTTTCCTACTTCGTCAAAGAATTTAATAACATCTGCTCTATTTGTTATATCTAATTCTGCTAAGCCGGGAATAACTCCTCCTAAATCTTTTTGGAAATCTGCTAAAACACTTGAAAGACTGCCAAAGACTTCTTCTGCTCTTGCATTTGCGCCAAAACCATCTAATGCTGCTACTTCTTCAATTTGTCTTGCAACATTAGAAACTTCTGCAGTATTTATAAAGTTTCTAATTGCAGAATTGGATCTTGCCATTGAATCAACAATGTCTTGTGCAGCTTGTTCTGTATTTTCAGCCATAAGTTCCATTCTGGTTGCTTCTTCGGATTGTAAACCGGCTACTAAACCAGAAAAATCTTTGTCTAATTGTTGAACTGCCATTGCCGCGTCATCAGCAGCATCACGAGCATTTTCAAATTCTTTTATCATTTGTCCAGGGGCTCTAATTATTTCTCGTAAATCAGAGTCAGCGTATGCTCCTGAAAGATTACTTAAATCAATTCCTGCGACTGCTTGACTAATAGAATTTATCATGAAATCGACGCCTTCAAGAGTCAAAAGTATTAAGCTATCTATTCCTTTTACTACTTCTAAGGCTATCTGTATAAATAAATATGCAATACCCAATCTTTTAAAAACACTGGCAAATCCACTAAGTTTTTTGGATAATTTTGATATGCCAGTACCTGCAGTTTTTAAAAATTTTGCCATTTGCTTATCACTAAACGCTATGGCTTTCCTGAATCTAAGATTGGCTTTTGTCCATTGTTTGGTAAAGAAGTTGGCACTCTTTTTAGTTCGATCATCAATTTGAGCCAAAGCTTTTCTCATGTCCTGTACCGCTTCAGTAGACATATTTTGGAAAGCATTGCTCATTACTTTACCGGTTTTCTTTGAATTTTCTTCTGCTAGTTTTAAGAATCTTTTTAGCTGGCCAAGCTCTTTTTTATTTAAACTATCGAATCCCTCGCCTTTAACTTTTTCGAGAAGTTTACTTTGTGCTCCGCCCTTCAGTGCTTGCTTTGCTTGCTTTTCAAAAGTTTTCTTTGCACTTTTACGGACTTTTTCTTGAGCATCGTCAGCCTTCTCTAGCTGCTTATTATAATCTTTAATATCTTTTTCTGCTTTATCAAAAGCTGCGGATGCTGCTTCTCCTACTGAATCTAATTTATCCGCCAAAAATGTTGTGGCTCCTGCACCTTTCAGTACGTTAAATGCAAAAATACCCAACAAACCGACAGCTACACCAATACTATTACTGACTACATTTGCAATAACTGTAAATATAGGTAGAAACGCTTCGGTAATAGTTTTAATTAAGTCTTCAAAAGCTTTTGATAAAGTAATAAATGGGTTAGCCGTAGCTTCTTGATTGCCAAAAATTTGATCCAACTGTCTTTGAGTTTCAACTAAAACAGCCTGGCTTCGTTGAGTTTCAGTAAGTGCGTCTGCTTGTAATCCAAGAGCATCAGCATAGCGCTTTGTAGCAGTCTCTAATCGAAGAGTAATTCCTAATTCATCCAAAAGTTCTGGTTCTGCTTTCGAAACACCTCGTACTAATCTATCAAAAGCATCTGCAAAGTCTCGACCCAAAGCATTAGACGCACGCAAAGCGCCTTCTGCTAGTTTATTTAATTGACTTGGTGAAAAACCTTTTGCAGTACCAATTGCAGCAGCTTGAGCAGCTTCTCTAAATCCTAACATACCTTGAGAAGTTTCTCGAAGTCGATGAGTAACAGAAGCAAGAGCATTACCAGTGCTAGCTGCAAAACGTAATTGAGCTTGTTCGAGTTGTTGTACTTGCGCAGCATTTTTCATAAAGTTAAATGCAGCACTTAATGCAAATAAGTTTGCAGCAAGAGAAGCATAGACACCTACAAGGCCGCCCATGCCTTGAGACATTTTAGAGAAGTTTTTACTGGCATTTGAAGAAGCGTTTGCTGCTCCTTTTATATTACGATCAAGAGTTCGAGCAGACTTACTACTTTGATCAGCAGCTTGGTCTACATTATCTAATTCTTCTCGTAATTTTTTACTGGAGAGAGTTACCTTCTCCATTTTGCCATTGACTTCTACATCAATAGTGACCTTTTTCTTAGCCATTAGCCTCTAACATTATGGGTGTACTTTTTTCCACCGCTTTTAGCTTTTCGCTCTTCTGTCTTTCTTTTCATTTCTTGCTGTTCGTATTTAGACTTTACAATCATATTTTCATACATTTTCATAATGTAGAATACAGTCTTACGATCTTCTATTTCATACAACTCGAAAAAATATTCTATGCCGTGCCAGTGCTTCCCCATGTAGGTACCACTCATTCCTTCCCAGTAGTCCGGCAATAAACTAAACATAAAAAATGCCACTTGAACCTCTTCCGGAAAATCAGAAGGGTCGAGCGGCATTTTGGAGGGGTCGGGTTCTTGACCTAGCTGTTCACAGACTAATAAATATTTATCAACATCTATATTAGAGTCTGCTTCACGGACGTATCGTTCGAGTAGTTGCTCTACTCGTTCGAGTTGTTCCCGGTAAAATTTTCAAGATCACCTACCGAATCTGTTACCCACGTATCAAATACATTTGAATTTTTCATTAACAGTTCGGCATTTTCCTTAGTATAAGGAAGTTCGTCGTCTGGTTCTAGGTCTCCTACATCTACCAAAAGAAGCTCTTCTAGGTAACGATATTTTAAGCCCGACCAGCCTTTAATTACTGCTTTGCAGTATTCAACAATAAACTTATCTTCGTCTAATGTTTCTTCTGGCTGTCGAGTTTTCTTATCAAACTTTGTAGTCACGCATCGCTTACGAAGTTTTAGAAGTTCTTCTCGTCCGAGATAACATAGAGAGACAGTCATTCCGGTAAAGCCAGGAAAATCAATTTCAACAGTTTTACTTGCAGTCATAAGACTTGCGAGAGAAACGGGGGGTGTATCTGTCATTTTTTAAATCCTTGTGAATGAAATTTTGTATTTTGTAATTATAAGGGAGAGGAGGTAAAAAGTCAAGAACTTTTTTTTGTACATAAAAGAAAAAGCCCACCGAAGCGGGCTTTGACACACTGGGCGAAATTTAGAGAGCGACTCCAAAGTACTCCAGGTTGACTTCATTTGCAACGTTAAATTCGTCGGTGTACGAAGCGAAGCTCGTTTCAACAGAAATAACATCTTCAATAGAGTGAGCAGGAACGTTAACGTGTACTTTCGGCATGTTTACATTCAAGCGAGGAGTATTAGCTACTGAACCACCCACTTGGAAAGTTACATCAAAGTCGTTTACAACTTCGTTCAAGCCTGTTCGAGTCATGTCATTAAACAGGTCAACTGAAGTTCCCTGAGCAGCATCATCAAATGTCAAGTAACAAGTAAAGCTACCAGAAGCCGTTCGACCGCCGGTTACGTGCTCAATTGGAACGTTTACAGTACCAAGTTCCTCGGGTACAAGATATGAAATATTATTAGAGATAGTAATATTTCCGCCCGTAAGAGTAAGGCTGTAAGAGCTCTTTGTAGAAGAGCCTGTACCTGTAATAACACCATTCGGGAACGTAGTTCCTACGCCACTTCCAGTCGTGCTAATAAGAAGCTGAGTAAGACGATTTCGAATAAATGCTTTAGTAGAAGTAGTACCAGTATCAATTGCATCTACTGCTGAAACACCTGTGGTGCCCGCAGTGATTGCAGCTTCTGTAGCTGAATAGATACTAAACTTCATGTCATTATCTGTTTCTAGATAAATATGGCCTGCTGTACCAGTACCAGAGCGAGCAGCAGTACCTGTGCTTACTTTGCTATCTGAAGTCAGGTCGCGAACCTGAGCAGCAAAACCAGACCAGTTAATGGTTGCAATACCGTCTACTTCAAAGTCAATAGACGCTTCGTTAAAAGCTGCGGCTTCCAACTTGTAAACCATTGGGTTAGCAGTGCTAGTTTCCATTACAAAGTAAAGGTTACAAGTAGCAAGAGTTGATCGGTTTGACTGACCAAAATTGATAGCCGCGCCATTGTTGCCTGATACAGGATTATTCACAACTACCGCGGGACCATGTGTGGAGTTTGGGTCTGGTTGAGAATTTCTATAAAAAGATGCACCAGTTGTAATCAACTTTGCGCCAACTACTGTTAGAGTGATTGGGCCGCCTGTTCCGCCAAAAATAGTAGCAGGAATATTGATAATGTCACCATTTGAGAATCCAGTACCTCCGGAATCAATTTTAGTAACTGTTGCGGTTGTACCACTTGCAATTGTTACTTCAATTTCCCAGCCTACTGCCGCTGAGCCGGCACCGCCACTTGTACCACCAGAACCTCCATAGAGAAGTCCACTAGTAGCGTCATTAATAGTATAAACACCATTTGTAGCTCCCGATACAGAGCCTCCAACAGTTAAACAAGTAAGATCTGCGGGATCAAGAGCGCCACTTGCAGTGGATGCAGTATACTTATCAGCACCTGCCATTACTGCCCAAAGAGCTTCTTCTACTGCATGATGTTCATTGGGGCTTGCTCCATCTTGGTAAGGTCGTACATACGTACTAAAAGACCACTCTGCCGGAGCAAGAGAGTCAGTAAATACTCGGTTACCTCGTCGACTCAATCCATCGGCTCCTTGCATTTCTGAAAGAGAGATTTCCGATTGATTGGTAGACTGTGAGAAACTGAAACCATCAAGAACAGGAATTTCCCAGACTGCCCCAGAGCTGCCCGGATCAAATTCGATGTATAGTTTCGAGTCTCTGCTAAAATATAATTGTTCTGCCATAGCATATCTCCTAGAGATTGAAAGGGCTAGGACGTGAGCCTTTGCTCGTGCCTGCCGTTTCTAATAATGAACCTGGACTAGTATTTCAGCTACTCCGAAAGGTTCAAGAACACCTTCATCAGTTTCTAAACTGATTATTGTAATATCGTGAGTAGATTGTGTCGCACCTTGTTTATCTTTGTACGGCAATCTTCCGTTTGCTTCTATTACAGTTTCTACATCTTCTAATAACTGATCTAGAGCTATTGTTGCATCCGTTTCTTTAACATAGCAGCGAATGGTGAGATTCAAAAATCTATCTTTATATCCGCCTCCTTGGTATTCTCTAGTTTCTGATCCTGCGTTTACATGTATCGCTGGAAAAGTATCTACTTCGTCCCAAAACTTTAGGCGAGGATGCACATTGTCAAATACATCAGTTAAAAAATCACCGGTTTGATTAATTTGCTTTAATTTATCTACAAGAGCGTCTACTATGGAAGATCTACGTGTAGTATATGTTCTTGCTGCCATTATACTCTCCTAGTATAAAATCTTCCTATTGCAAATTGTGCTGCTATTTCTCTTATAGATGAATCAATTAAAGTTCTTGGATCTCTATTTTCAGATCCTTGTCGGTATCCCGTTTCGAAAGTTTGATACGGGTTCTTTTGGTAAGTATATCCAATACTTGGAAATCCTTGTTTTGTAGTGGATACATCTGTAATTCTTGTAGAGTTTGCAAATCTTCCACTTTGATTTACAAGGCGTGGTGCGCCCATATTTGCTTCTACAGTCTGAGGAAGTCTGTCGTTAAGAACTCCCATCAAATGAGCAAGAGAAAAGTTTGATTCTTTTGCTTTTGCTACCTTACTTCCTTTAACTAAAGCTACTTTTGCTACTCTGCTCTTTTTAGGTGCCTTAGCTTTCGAGCCTGCTTCTGTATGAGTTTTCTTTCTTCCTTTTGGCTTTTTATTGCCTCCAGATACCCGAGCTTTTCTGCCTTTAACTATATCTTGTATTACGTTATACTCTGCAACTTCAAGTGCGTTTTCTCGTATACTTTTTGATCCTTTTAAATCAACAAGATTTGCTTCTTCAATATAGTCAGCTATTGCTTGTTCTAGTATTGGTCTGATATTTGAAAAGTCAAATTTTTCTGCACCTTGTAAATTTCCACTTCTAGGTAATACATCTACAAGAATGGTTTGATCTTCATTTAGGGAAATTGTACCTCCCTTAGCTTTTGTTCCTGAAGTTGAAAAAACAATATTTACTTCTTGAAAAATCTCCATTAATTTTTCTGCTGATTTACTTTTTGCAAATCCTGCAAAATCTTTAGTACGAGAAATATATTCCATACCTGCAGCAAGACGAGCAGCTCCAACAGTTGTTGCTCCTTGGTGAGCCTTGTGCTGATAACCTTTTACTCTACCTATTTCGGATGCAGCTCCGTATATTCTTTTTCCGGTTTTTTGATCAACACCGCCGCCTTTTAACTTTCTTTTGCCCTGCTCTGTTCTTTTTCTTTGTATTACGGCCATAGCGGCTTGTTTACATAGTGTATGCGGCTTTTGAATATCTCTTTTTGAAACATATGTAACTGAAGTATCACTAACTTCTCGCAATGCTCCATGAGTTTTAGGCTGTTCACACCACGCTTTTACTGCAGCTACTCCTGCTTTTCCTACTTCTGTAAAATCTGCTTCACTTAGTACTAGCTCTTGTCCGTCTTTAGCTAGCTCCACGTTTAGTTTATTGTACCCTTCTTTGAAGGCACTTGCAACTGCTTCTGCAGAAAATGTAGTAGTTGTATAAAGACCTGCAACTCCTTTTCGAACCTGCTCACCAATGTACTTTTCCATGGCTTGAACAAATTTCTTACTATCACGTTTTGCCATTAAAAGTTTTTATACATATCTAAAACTCGTTTGATGTGGTCAGGGAATCCTTTATTTTCTCCACTAGGTGCATTTTCCATAGTGGCTCCCTGTAAAGTTCTACGAGTTTTATGCTCATCCTTGAAGTAATAATTAATTAGATCAATGACTGCTATTTGTAGGTCTGCAGGAGTAGATGAATACCCTGCAGTATAAGTAACTTTTACTGCTCCTGCACCTTTAGGCCACACTTGGTATCTATTGCCCACAACATACAAAACACTATCTGTTGGAGCATCAAAGTAGTATTCATCTGTACTTACAGCACTATAAGCATCTGTTACACTGTCTCGAGTTTCTACAGATACTATGTTATTAACTGGGCTTTCTGTTAATTGAACAATATGAGAATCCCAGTCAATATTAAATGTTTCTACTTTATTAGTAGAGTAAAAATCTACAAAAGTATTACCACAATAAGTTTTTACCATTTGACTCACGGAATCAATTATACGGCTAATTTTATAATCATCCCGAGGGTTGGTTATTTGCTCCGCATCTTTAAACTGCTGTAAAGTTATTAAATTCGCCATAAGTCAAATGATAAAAACTTGGGGTGGCGAACCACCCCGAGTTATTAAGGCTATAATTAAGCCAGAGCTGTGGTGTATCGAATCTCACGAGCAGTAAGACCTACTGCTGCGGCACCGTCGAAGAGACGCTCGAAGCCAAGAGTTTGGCTAGCTACGAGAGCACTACGCTGGTTTGCGACTTGATACTCGGTCTCAATGTTAACACCGCGCATTCGTGGAATCACGAAGTTACGTACGTTAAAGAGACACGCACAAACATTGTCGCCAGACTTGTCATTTGACAATCCGCCCATATCCGTTACAATAACAGGAATTGAGAAGATAGTACCCATGGTACCAGTCAGCTTGATTGCAAGCTCAGAACCAACTTCGGTAATATCGTGGAAGTCAGTGTCCTGAAGAAGATCATTATAGGCAGAGTATGAACATACGAGCGCGAGGTCCGCAGGGTTCAGGCCATACTTCTTCATGTCAGCGCGAGCGACAAGGATATCAGAGCCCTTCAGTCGGTCACCACTAGATGCAACGTTAGCAATGTTAAGAGGAGTTGTGCTGCCTACAGTAGCGGCATCACGAACACCGTCAGCGCCTGCACCAGAACCACCAACACCTTGAATTACCATGTCTTCGATTGCACGAGCGTGCGCACGAACCATGCCCTCACGAAGCATCGGGAGGATAGTAATCAAAGTATTCTCATCGGTCTCATTGTTCACATAAGTGGTAGAAGTCATACGACCTACAGTGAGAACCTTTGAGCCATCAAGTTGGAAAGCGCCGGCATTTGCACGGGCACCACCATTCAGGCTTTCTTCCAGGTCAGCTGCTTGGTTAGCAGTAGTTGTGGGAGAGCCGCTACCAAATGTGGCTTTCTGAGAATCTGGCATCAAGGGCAGTACAGTTTGAACTGTATTCACCTGAATTTCACGGAACAAGTTAGCAGTCTTAAGCTCAAGCTGAAGCTCGCGCTCAAACTGAGTATTGACTTCCGTATCCAGAGTAATGTTTACGCCTGAAGTAGGAGTAATGTTTACACCGAGCTTCTCAAGAACGCCAGAGTCCCAGCCCTTTCGAGAAATCTCGTTGAAAATCTTAGCATCAAGAATCTTAGATCCGTCGCGCTCAGAATTAAAAGAGTCTGCACCACGATCAGAAAAGCTCATCTTGCTGTTAGTCATAGCTTGAATTTCTGCAGCCTTCTCTTCGAGTTCGGCCTTATACTTTTCAATAATTTCTTGAGTTTCTGCATCTTTAGCAGTAAACTCTTTACGTAGATCTTCTACAAGACGCTCAGTACCAGACTCGATACCAGTGCGAATTGAGGTCTCTACCTTCTCTTGCTGCTCTGCAGCAGCTTTTTGAGCTTCTGCTTCCTCAGCAGCTTTTTGCTCTTCTGCTTCTTGAACAGCTTGAGCTTCTGCTTGAGCAGCCGCCTTTTCTTCGGCCTGACGAATTGCAATTTTAGCAGCAGTTTCCTCCGCTACTTTCTTGGCAAAAGCGTCTAGGTCGATTTCGGGAGTTTGTGTTTCTTCCGACATATCTGTCTCCATTGAAGAGGAATCTTCCTCGCTTTTAAAAGTTTTCTTGAAGTCTTCGTAAGCCTCTTTAGACTCGAATGACTTCGCTAGAGAAAAAGTAGCTGCTTGATTGCAAGGTACCGTTACAACAGATACTTCAAACAACTCAGCGTCCTTAATCATTAGTCCGTCGGTTTCCTCAAGGTAATCAGCATCCTTGACTTTGAAACCAACAGAAAACGCTCCAAGGACACCGTCTTTGATTAAATCTGCACATTCGGCGTGTTTACTAATTTTCGCCTCCATGTGCAAGCCATCCGCTGTCGGAGTAACTTTTGTTGCTCGTCCAATCGGCTTTGAATAATCATGATTAAATAAAATTATGGGATTTTTTTCGAAATTACCTAGACCTCCCTTTGTCCATGCTTCGGCCATAATGCTATCGCCCGCACGGTCAAAATCCTTAGTACTAGCCATCCCTCGAACCATTACAGACCCATCTTCCTGAGGTTCGCTTTTAAACGTAGAATTTAGATTAAATAATTTATCCATTCTTATGCCTCAGCTACTTTAGGTGCAGCTTTCTTTTTCGCTTTGGGAGGTGTAGGTGCTGGTTTTGCTTTTACTGCTAAATCCGCTTCAATAGTTTCATCTACTTTGCGAACGCACTGCATTGCCATATCCCAAGATTTATAAAGTTGTACTATACCTCGGTTAAGAATGGGGGCATCAGGTGCTGCCTCATATTCTGCCCAAGTATAAATTTTACCTTTTGATCGCATCCAATTCGCTAGAGTTCTAGCTCCTCGGTATTTTCTTGCGTTATTTCTTACCATATTAGTCTCCTTCTTCTTCAGACTCTGGAGGTCTACCGCCCTCGTCAGGATTAGAAGCGCTACCTGCTATATTTGCCGGTACACGAATTTCATCTTGTCCTTCAATTGTTTCGTATCCTAATTGATCCCGGGCTTCATTAATTGTTATTACTCCTCCATTTACAAGAGCAGTGTAGTATGCAGCTGCGTCTCGTAGTTCTGGTTGAAGAGCTGGAATGTCTGTTACATCTTCTGTTATATTAAATCCAAAATACCGAGAAAAAGCAAAATTCATTTTTCTCACAATCGGCAATATAGTTTCTAAATAGTAAAGCCGTAGGTTGGGACGAAGATTTGCATTATTACCAGAATCTAGTAGTATTGGGGGAACTCCAAGACATTTTAAAATTACTTTCTCATGCTCTAAGATTGCATTTTGAAAATCTAGTTCTTTAAAATTAGAATTAGAAAAACTGTCAATCTCTAGTCCACCGTCTAGGATAAGAGGTCGTCTGCCCCCGGAGTCTGGACGGTATCTTAGCGTCCATGACTGTATCATTCTTTCTTTAATTTTTTCTGATAGTGTATTTGGAGACTTTAGTACCAATCCTGGCACTGCTCCATTTTTAAAGAAATTATCTTGAAACTCTCTCATATCTTTAACAAGCTGCATTGTTCGCATTGCAGGCTTGAGTCTAGATACCCCTCTATAAATAGAGTAAAAAGAGTTTTCTTTTATGTGAATTATTTCACTTGGTTTGTAATCTAATTCTTGTACTGTATACTTCTGAATAAAAGTTTTTTCATCTGCTACCACGCCGACTTTATCGGCAGGAAGATGATAAAGATGAGCACCATCATAGTAAATAAAAATGTTGCCATCTATAAGATAATCTGTAATTAGATCCCTTTTAAAACTATTTATATCTTGAAAGGGATTTGGAGTACGATTTAAAAGAACATCAATTTTTTGTCTTTTTACGCCAGTGACTACTCCAGGATATGATCCTTGAGGACTGATTGATGCAGGAATTTCTGCACAATCGTCAACAATCATATTTACGCCACGATTTACTACTTCTAGCTGTTCATACATCCTCTCGTAAGAGGTTGTATATTCACGAGATCGCTCAGAAACGCCTGCATCAAGATATTGAGAAGGATTTAATTTCTCTTCTACATCATCATCTTTTTGCCAAAAATTATACCATGCCATGCTTTTCTCTTTGAATATCTACCCAGCGCATTTGTTTTGTCGCTGTACCAAGTCCTGGATTTCGTCCGTAAATTTTATGCAACTCTCTATGGTGTGCATGACATATAGTAACTGTATGATCGTATAACTCTGCCCAGTTATCTTCTATAAATTCATCTCTCCAAATTACTATATACTCATTTGTATAGTGCTCTGGCCTTTCTTTAGTTTTTTCTTTCAGCCACTTACGTAGAAGAGGGGCGAGAGAGTAAAAGTGATGGAAGTCTAGTTCTTTTTCTGTTCCACAAATGTAACACTCATTGTCTTTTACATATTTTGATTTTGCTCGGTCCCTTATGTATTTCACAGGGTCTCTTTTGAGCTTTTTCATACTTTGCATTATAGCCTCTGTAAGATAAATTGTCAAACATTATTTTTGCTAGGGGTTATTAAAAGCCACTCTGCGTTGTTTCAAATGAATACAGTGCGTAGCGTAAAGCATCCGCCATGTGAGACGCTCTGTTGTGTTTTGGTTTTTCTTTCGCTAAATTTGGATTAGGATCCCATTGATATTGATCTAAGCAGCTTAAAGTTTCATCGCATCGTTGATCAACAAACAACTTGTCATTGTCTACAATCGCAGCCACATGGGCAATGCCATCCAGTACAGACTTCTTAGCGTTGCTTGTTGAAATATCGTATTGTAAAGCGAAGTCATATCTAGTTTGCTGAGCTGCGGAATCAATGAAAATAAAATCGATATCCCACTTCTGTATCATTTCTTGTATTTGCATCGCATGCTGTTCCGTTGTTTTTTCAGCATCAAGATACTCGTCTAAAATATAATACAGCTCTTCTTCCCAATCATAACCAATTACGCAAAAGGCAGTAGGATCACGGTAACCAACATCAAGGCCAGCAAATACATCCATATTAGTGGTATCCAATGCCTCATTGTTGGCGATACATGTTTCGTGATTAAAGTTCCAAATTTGTCCTTCATAGGTATTAAAATCTGCTTCATATTCTTGTCGAAATTCTGCTTCCGACATACTTTTACGTGCTTCAGCGATATCAAACTCGCTCATTCTCGGGTTATCTCGATATGTTGCGCGTATTGAACACCATTCGGCGAACTCGTCATTAAACCCTCTATCAAAAAACTCGGCAAACCAGTTGTTCCTGCCCCGTGGGGTTGAAATAAAAATTGCTTTAGAATTATCTTTATCCAATGTCGGTCGAAGTGCTACATTAAACGCATCACGTCCGTCTGCCAACGCCGCTTCGTCAAATATAATTAAATCGTAGCTGCGGCCTACACAGGAATCAACTTGGTTTACTGAGCCCATTCTTACGGTTGAACCATTGCTCAACTCAATAACTTTATCTTTTGCATTGTCTTTTACTACTTCTAAATCAAAATGCTTGATAAGACTTCTTTGTAGATCAAAAGAAATCTGAGACAGCGAGTAGTTAGGGGACATTATAAGAATGTTTGAATTCGGAACTAGGGAGACTAGTTGGCCGATTATGTTTGCGATGTATGTTTTGCCTTGTCTTCGACTCACTGCGGCACATACAAATCTATACTTAGGATTATTGATCGCGTTTATTATTGCTACCTGAGAAGGTAGCGGAGTGATGCCGAGTAGTTCCAAGTATGGATCTACTGGAAGTTTGAGGAAGCGTGTCTCAGATTGTAAGTCATGCAGGGCATCGCCAGTGATATCAGCCCTGCTTATTTGTATTGTCATGGTTACTGCTCTACTTTTGTTGCATCTCGATAGTAGATAATTATTTCTTTTTGCTGGCGTATATATCTACGAAGTTCTTGTAGATTGAATGCCATATTTTCATAGTCTTGTGGAGTCATTCCAAATATAACGAATGTTCCGCCTTGCATTTTTGAGATTTTTGCAATCTGCTCTTCAAGATTTTTTTCTGTGACTACAAAAAATTCTACATCCTGCAAATCTATTTTTTTAGGGAGTTGAGGCTGATAGATCTCCAGTGTTTTATATTCAGTTATAGTTTTTATGACCGGCTCGGGGGTTGGTAGAGGGTCATTTTTCAAAAAAGAACACCCAGATAAAAATAGTACAGTTAAAAAACTAGTTGCTATCCGCATTTTCCACCTCTTCACTATCTTTTTCTATTTGTTCAAAAACTTTTTTTGTGCCGTTATTGATTCGAGGCTCGATAAGCCCGGGCTTTACTCGGGCTAACTTAGTAAGATCGTGTCTTTTAAAAATAGACAAATAATCATCCATCTCTGCCTGCATTTCAGTATTAGCTTCAGTAAGCTTTCCAACAGCCTCTAGCTGTACTTTTAAGTTCTTTTCTGCTTGCTCTCTAGAAGCTGTCTCAGTTTGAAGTGCAGTTTCCAAACGTACAGAGTTTTCTTTCAATACTACATTATTTTTCTCTAATTGGGCAATAGCTGTTTCTCTTTTGCC